TGCTCCTGAAACGGCGTGGGCTGGCTATGCACGCTGATGCCCTCGGAGTTGAGTGGCACCCAGTTGGCGGCAGGCACATTGCCCTCAAACCGCACGCCGTTTTGAATGAGGCTTTGCTTCGTCACCATCGGCAGGTCGGCGATGACGTTGCCATAATCGATCAGGGACATCGCCACGTTCTTGACTAACGGGTTGTTGGAGTACAACGCGTAGTCAGCCAGCGTAAATGTCCCGGCTGCAATAGTCATAGTCTACTCGCACTTCTGTCATCACGACGGTAGGTGTTGAGCGATTGTTTGTTTCGTAATTCATCAGGTTTTCCAGGGTACCTCATCCCATGATGGGCGCTGCCCTGGTGTGGGCGTACTTGGACGCTGAATGCTTGAGCGGCCCGGATTCATGCCAGGCAGGGCAGGCGCGCCGCGCTGTTGTTGCTGTTCAGCAGGCTTGACTAATCCCGGCTCGGCTTTCGCCAGCTTCTCTAACAGTTTCTCGATATTGGTGGGCTGGCCGTTCTCAAACTCAATGGCATCATCGTCGAGCAAGAGCATACGCGCCAGCGTATCGGCTGACACCAGAAAGTTGAATTTACTGAAAAGCCTGCTCACATCTTGAAACACGCGCGCCTGGTAGAGTTCGGCGGCCAGTTCCTCTTGCTGCGCCTGTAAGTCGGCGGCGGCTTTCTGCGCCTTTTCCAGTTCGCTCATTTGCGCGGCCCTGGCCGCTTCCTCCGCCGCTTTGTAGGCAGCGAGTTCTTTTTCAGCAGCGGTCAGTTTCGCGCCATGACGCGACGCTTCCTCGGTCTTGTTTTGGGCGTGCGCTTCTAATTCAGCGATACGCTTCATCGCCTCCTCAAGCGAAAGCGTGGCTGCCGGGGGCGTCGCGCTCCCTGGAGCAGGGGTACCCGTCGCGGGTGTCGCTGGTGTCGGCGTCGCGCTTCCACCAGGAGAGGGAGTTGTTGGTTCTGGCATAACTATAGCCTATCTTTCTGGTAAAGTCAATGACACCATGTTATTGATCACGAGCCTTTTGCGAGGCCGTAAGCGGTGGCTTGGCAGGTATCCGCTTTCTTCCTACATAGAAAGAATATTTCCATAGAGAGGGAGAAAGACAAATATGCCAAAAGGGATGTATCCAAAGAATCAGGCGAAAAAGGACACGAGGGTCACTGTTACCTGTAACGCCTGCGGAAAGCTTTTTGAAAGACAGCCTGCCAATGCCAGTAGGAGTGTTTACCATTACTGTTCGCCTGCTTGCTATAAAAAGAAGCAGAAGCTTCCGCAGGGTATGGGCCATCTTGGAACCCTCTTTACTTGTGACTCCTGTGGAAAGACACGGACATCTAAAAGAGGAAACAGACTCACGAGGAACCTGCACAATTTTTGTGGTCATACGTGTTATGTGAGATGGAATAGAGAACGGCACAAAGGAGAAAAGTCTCCTTTGTATCTTGGGCAGAATACTGGCTATAGAAAGTTTGGGCGCGAATGGTATAGACTTCGCACGCAACTGCTCATAGAGCGAGGCGAACGATGCGAAGCCTGTAGCAAGCCAGCGAAGGGGCGAGGATTGCATCTGCATCACAAAATCTCCCGAAGGCTTGGCGGTGCTATGTTTGACCCAGAAAATCTCATTTTCCTCTGCCTATCCTGTCATAGAAAAGAAACACTCCAAGAGATTAAGGCTATCAAGGAGCCTTCTTCACATTGATGAACTTTGCTGCTCTTGCCCTCACTCTGGCTTTTTGGGCGGCGGTGAGTGGTGGGCGAGCTTGCCCAATTCTGGCAAGCGCGGCTTTGGCGTGGCCGACATCGTTAATCGGAAACTTGGGTTTGCCGTTCACAATCACGGTCGCATGTCGCTTGCGGGCGGCGGCTTTGAGAACGCCCATAGAGACACCTCTTTCTAGTGTTTGGTACGCATGACGTCGAGGGCGATCTGCTGCATGCCCGCCTGCGCGCGCTGCACTTCACGCCACTTCTTGCAGATGTCAACCAGCGTGGCGGGTGCGACGACGAGCTGCTGGTGGAAGCCAGGGGCCAGCGCGATGGTAATCAGCATCCCGTCTGGCCCGATGGTGAAATTGAGCGCTGGATAGGTGATAGGCGCGGCGTCAGCGGGCGCGGCGTTGGTAAGTGGTAGGATTAAATCAGACATAGATTCTCCTTTACTTTTTGCTGCATAGTATGACTCCTTTTTCTAAGCCTGCCTCCCTAAGAACGGCGAGGCTGGCGGCGGCTGTCCTATCGTAGTCGGGGGTGCTTGCCCTGGCACCGGCGGCGGCTGACCCGGCAAGAGCGGCGCGCCTGGCTCACCTGCTGGCATGGCGGACTGCACGTTCGTATTGAGCGCGATCTCGGTGGGCGACGTGCGCAGCGCCGCCTCGTTGTCGGGGTCCTCCCCCAGACTGCGCAGCACGGTGGTTTTGGTCATGCCCAACTCTAGCTTGGTCACCGCGCCCTGCACCGATGCCAGGTCATCTTTGGGCAGTGGGTCTTGCCAGGCCAGCGTAATCTTGATTTTGCCGCTCATGCCGGCAAGCACCAGCAGCGCCTGGCTGACATCGATAATCAGCTTGCCGTAGGTACAGCGTTTGGTATCGGTTTTCTTGGTGAGCGGGCTGTGCAGCAGTTCCACCGTGATACCGGAGAGCGCGCCGCGTGGCAGCACCGCAATACGCCCGGTCGCCACGCCTGGCACGCCGGTCAGTTCGTCAATGGCACTCAGCAGAAAAGCGGCGTAGTCAAGCGCGCCCTTGATGTCCATATGGAGTTGCACGGCCTCAATCTTGGAGGTGGGCAGTGGCAGCTGGATGATCTGGCCGGGTTTGTGCGTAATGTGCGTCTCGCCCACATCCACGCCGTACAGCAGCGGGTCGCCGTAGATGCGGATCATGCGCTTGATGTCAGAAATCGTGGCATCCAGCGCCTTGTTCAGGCCAATTAAGACTTTGGTAATGTCGGGCTTGCCTGTCGCGCTATTGGGCAGGGGCAGGTTCTTGCAGTGGAACATCGGCGGGAACGGATGGTCCCACGCGATGGGCGGGCCTGCCGCGTCGTAACTGCTGAGTTGTGGCGGTGCGCCTTTCTGGGAAAGAGCCGTCCAGTGCCCAATAGTCCACGAGGTCGGTTTGGAGGGCTGTGGCGCGCCCGGTTGCGCCTTCGGATAATTGGCGGCGATCTCTTCGCGGTAGAACACCTCGACAGGCGCGCCATTCACTTTCTCTTGCTCGCTGTACTCGATACAGTAGAGCAGCACCTTATTGCAGTTCTGTGGCGCAGTCTTCAGAAACACCGTGGCCGGGTCTACTGTCACCAGTTCATAGCTGCCCTCACCATCAGGCACAATGCGCAGAAAGGCGGTGCCTGCCATCGCGCCGTTCATGGCTAACTCTTGCAAGAGGGGAATACGCGCCTCGGTTTCGCCCCATATCTCGTTGAGGAAATCTTGCGCTTCTTTGGGCGCGCCCTCTTCGACGGCAATGTCGAGTTCTTTGCCAAACAGGAAATCCACGCCGCGATTGACCACCGTCTCGCACGGATTGTTTGGTACGTTGTCGTCGGTGCCATCCTCCATCGGCGTGAGCGGCGGCGGCAGTTCGCCGTTGTAGGCTTGCCAGGCCAGGGCGATGCGCTTCTGACGCGCTCTATCCTCCTGGGTAATTTCGTAGGTCGGTTGGGCTTGTGTAACAGGCGTCGGGCGGTTCATGGTCTGGGTCATGGTGTCCTCGCTATCGCAGCATCGATAAGCGCCATACGGTGATCTGCCATATCGAATAGCTCATCTTTCCATTCGGGTTGAAGCTCATCGGCTGGGATTGCCCAATCCATCCCGAATCGTTGCCCTTTCGCGTGTTTCCGAATAAGCAGGACGCCCGGTATAACAGACGCCTGAAACCCTTTCTTCTGAATGTAGTCGATAAGCACTTCAATCATAGACACCTCCTCAGTACACCCGCTGGCTATATCTCACCGTTGACGGGTGAATACTCTCGCTCCGGTACACCTCCATCTGCAGTTTCCAGTCAATCTTCAGTCCAGGGTAGCGCAGTTGGAACTCGTTGCTGGCTTTCAAGAGGTGTGCCACCGCGTCCTCTTGCATGGCGGAGAACGCCTCTTTCTCGCGCTTGTCCAGCTTATCGAAGTCGCCGGGCGGCATGAGCGCGGCGTGATCTTGGGAAATATCAGGCATTACTTCACCACGTTCCTAATCATCTGAAACACCTGTTCAGAGAGGCCAATCATGGTATAGTTGAGGAAACTGGCCGCGACCGCCTTATAGAAAAGCTGTTCAGCAGCAGGCACGACTTCCCATTGCAGGGTGAGGTTGACACCTAGCGGCTCGCCGCCATATTCGATAGATGCGCTCCGACAGGCATAATAGAGAAACCGCGCATACTCTTCAATGTTCATCGTCCCTTTGTCCTTTCGCCACTCATAAAATAAGCGATTTTCAGTACACCCTCTGACTGTACATCACGCGCTCGCTCCACGGATCGGTCAAAACCGCGAGTCCAAGGGCCGTGGCAAGGTCATCATGCGTCCCTGTTTTGAACGCGCCATATTGATCTGCGCCGTCATTGTTGAGCTTTATTTCGTAGACTTTCAATTCGTCGAGCGTCGCCTGCATCTCCTTCGTATCTGGCCCATGCACGCGGCCCGCCTGCAAGAGCGATTGCAAGCGTGAGACTAAGAACGCCTTCGCCAGTACGCCGGTAGAACGGTTGTACTTTTCGCCATGACTAAAGGTGATCGGTTTCACCTGCACGTGTTTGGCCGCTTCTCGCAAGCTCACCTCTTGCCTGAGCAGATCATAGACGCCGCGCCCGACGCCGGTCACATCAAGCAAGCAGCGTACATCCCGGTGGGCAAAGAGCGGGTTACACAGCAGGTTGGCAAGGTACTCCGCCACAGCAGGGTAGCTCGTATTGAGCGGCAGGCGCGCGATGTGACGAATGGTGTACTCGCTTCTCAACACCGGCTCCGCGTCAACGGCCTTGTGAAAGATCAAATGGTCATCGACATGCGCCGGGACACGCACGCGCCGGTCATAGCGGAACTTGCCCGTTGACACCTGCGACACCTCGGCCACGCACACCGCGCTGGGGTCATGTATCTGGCCGATGTCACAGCCGATGCAGACCGGGTTGGGCTGCTGTGTGTCTACAGTTGCCATGTCAATACGTCCTGACTCACGATGCGCTCAATATCCTCCGACCGGAACGCCGCCGTTTGCGCGTCCATGAACTGGCACATGAACTCTTGCAAGAACCACCATTCGCCCATCGTTTCCTTCATCTCCTCTAAGAACTCCGCACTGATGCGTGGACACATCGTAGCAGGCACCTCGTAGTAATCCCACCTGTGACGCTGCTTGCACGCTTCCCAGAAAAAGCCGCGCGTGCCAAAGGGCGAACTCAGTAACACCGTGCGCCCGCCACTGACCGCCAGCATGGGCAGCACCGAGAGATACAGCGCGTCCTCCACGCGCGCCGCCTCATCGATAATCAGCAGCTTCACGCCGCTAAAGCTGCGTACCGTGCCTTCCGTGCCGGGCAGGCTCACGATACGCGAGCCGTTGGGCAATTCCAGCCGCAGCGCGCTTTCCGCCTTCGCCTCGTCCACCTGCTCACCGAGGCCGTGATACACGTCTAAGCACTTCCTGAACAGTTCCGAACTCTGGCGCTGCGCCCGCGACAGCAGCAGCACCAGCGAGCGCGGTTCGTAGAGCGCGGTATGCAGCGCCAGCACCGCCGTGGTGGTACTCTTGCCGCTCTGTCTTGAGCAATTCACCAGCAAGCGTTGTGCCTGACTCTGCACCAGGCGCTCTTGCCAGTCGTCCAGCACAATGCCCGCCTGCTGTGCCATTACCGCCGGGTCTAGGCGCATCGCCAGGTCAAGCGCGAGGCTCACACGATTCGAGTGCGCTCTGCATCAAGCGCAAGTTGCCGCGCTGCTTCAACTTTGAGTTGCCACGCCTGCTTCAGTTCATAGCCGTTAATCAAACCACAGCCTTGCGCCAGCGCAAACCAGAATGCGAGCGACTGACTAATCGCGTCATCTGGATAGACCATCTCTACATCTTCGGTCGCGCCGACGTATGGCGTATGTGGCAAGCTATCAACAAGCTCATGTGTTTTCAGGAGCGCCGCGACCGTGCCAGGGAAGCGCGTCAAGATAATCAGTTTGTTCATCTCACCTCACCGCCTTTGCCTGCTCGCTCATCCCTTGCGCAAGCAGCGCCCGCGCCACCGCGATACGCGCCTCCGGATAGGGTTTGAGCGCCGTGAACAGCAGGTCGCGAACGCTAATCCAATCAGGCGACGTGCGCAGTTCGATATGCGTCGAGCGGTCCAGTTCGCCGGTCAGTTCGCTGTACAACTCCGTTTGCTTGCGCAGTTCGCCCAGACTCTGCAAGGCGAGACGCGCATCTTTGGCTGTGTCATTCCACACATCGGCATAAATCGCCTTCGCCTGTTGCCTCATCCACGCCATTTCATCGAGCGCGCTAAAGGCCGCCTGCTTGTCTTGTGTAATTATGGCGCCGGCAAGCGCGGGTTTCAGGCAGGTGCTTTTGTGGCGTTCGACTGCTGATTTGGACAGGCCGTAGCGTCCCGCGATGTCCCGTAACGATTGCCCATGCGCAAGTGACGCCTCAATGGAAGCGCGTTCAGGATGTTTGCAGATCGAACAGGTCATTGCCATGCGGGACTCCTAAAAGTGAATCACGCCAATTGCCATCAGGAACAGCAGCAGCGCGGCGATGGCGGCCACGAAGCTGCCCACCGTGTGATAGGCGGCGTTGATGCGGTAGCTGAAGATGCCCGCCAGCACGACGATGAAGAGGACGATGGCGATAAGAACGGATGTACTCACAGGACCTACTTTCTTTCTACGGTTTCAGGATGGCGATAGCGGTGGCGGCGATAGCCAGCAGGGCCAGCACGACGCTGATGATGGTGGCGATGATGCTACGGGTGTCAAAGCCCGCCGCGCGCGTGTTCGCCAGTTGCTCCACATTGCCCAGTTTGACCGCCTCAATCGCCACGATGCGCACTTTCAGGTCGTCGATTTTGTCATCGGTGGCGCGCGTCGAGGCCGACAGGAGCGTTTCGACGGCTTTGATGCGTTCGATGGTGGCGGTTTCCGACTTGGTGATACTCTTTTCTGATGACGCTGTTTGTGCGGCCACTGCTTCTTTTTGCGCGGCCAGGGCAGCATCCAGGGCATCTTTGGTATCCTTCTTCTGCTCTGCGGTACGGGTTTCCAGCATCCTGAACTGCGTTTCGATGCCCGCGATCTTCTCCGCAAACAGCGTGCTTTGATGCGCGATCTCCGAGCGAATCAGGTCGCGCAGCATCTCCTCTAAGCGGGCGGACGCCGCGGTGGTTAAGACCGTCGGGTCAGGAACGGGGCGCAGATCACCGCCGCGTCCTTCCTGTAAATCAGCCACCGGGCTAGCGCGGCCCGAAGATGAAGGCCGTCACGCTGATACCCATGAGCAACCAGACCGAGAGGGCAAACGCCACAATCAGCAAGGCCTGCTTGAGGCTGACGGTGCTGCTCTCTGCGAGACGTGGGCGCGCCTGTGTGTCCTCTTTCATGAGAGTCCTTTCAGCGTGCGCTTGATCTGAAAGCCGCGCGCGGGCGCTCTGGCGTACTCGGCGCTGCGCGACTGCTCAGGCACAGGAACGGGGTGGAACATGACCGCGCCGCCGTAGCGCCGGGAGAGGCGCGCCACGCCTGCACAGCAACGCACGGCGCGCGCCACTTGCACCTGCGGGCTTTCGACTCTGTGCAAATCGCTCATGGCCCCTCCTTTGCCTGGCAGCGGTCATGCTCGTACAAAAACGTGTCGAGGTCTTGTGTGAAGACGCTCGCATAGGACAATCCCAGAATACGCGCTGCGCCACACCAGCACCTGATACGCATATCGCCGCCATGCCGCGTGAGGGCGAAGTGACGGCGCAGCGGCAAGGGCTGGCGCGCTTCCAGACGGGACAGCCCGCCCTCGACACGGCGCTGTAACTGCTGGTGTTCGCTATGAGGGTTCTCGTGCATACTTTCTCCCCCTCTCTCACTCGATTCTTATAGCCGTCTGTGCCTATAGGAAAACGCCGGGCGCTTGCTGAGAGAACGGGTACGACCCTCTCTCAGGCCGCTTGCTTGCCCGTTGTACGGGTACTACGCGGTTGGATAGGTTCTGAGAGAATAGCACGATCGGAACCTATATCAGAACCTGTGTTTACCGATCATGCTTTTGCAGATAGGTGAGTATCCGCTCGACGCGCCCGCGATCTTTTTCCACCACGCCAACCAGAAAGGTGCAGCCATGACAGAGTAGTTCGCGCACATGTCCGGTGCTGTGGTTATGGTCAGTACAGAGCGGCCAGACGCGCCCGGTTTGCGGATTGATCTTCGTGATGACCTTTCCGCACAACGCACACGCCCCGCCTTGCTGTAAGAGCATGACATCGTAGTCAACTTGCGAGATGTCAAAGTGCGCTCGCAAGTTATAGCCGCGCTGACGTTCAGGCTCATAGTTTCTGCGTGTCCGCTCGTTAATGCAGACCCGACACCATGAATATTTCTTCCAACGCGAACGCTCTCCGCACTTCGAGCAAGGACGCTGCTCTCTCGGAATCCGCTTGGAGGCGAGCCAATTGTCGGGCTTGTCAGAGGGTAGATTTGAGGGTATAGTGGTCATAGATGCGACTCCTATCAAGTTGCGTCTCAGGTTGTGGGTTGTTATCAGCAACGCCACAACCAACAATATTTTACCCTCTCATTCTACCACAAATCCGCCTGTCAAGCCAATTCACGCCATGTTTCGCCAGACAAAACGGCGCTGATTCTCTCGCATACAAGAAGAGAATCAGCGCCGTGTGAAACCGAAGCCTCTCTGCAACGCTCGTTATGTCAGGTGCGTCTCATCGACGCTGGCATCGGTGATTTTGACATCATCGACATGACCGCCTGAGAGGA